GCACGATGGATCACACGGTGGAAACCCGCTCTCAATGCCTTCGCGATCACGTTCGCGGATCGTTGGCCCGGATCAGAAACCTACTGATGAAAACGGCCGAAACACCGTTAACGAGATAGTCCCATTTCGTGCGCCACCCCCGCCTCATCCACATAGACGAGACGGTTCGCGGATTCTGTGCGCTGTGAAATAGCCATACCGTTACGGTGTCGATGCAGTGAAGACGCCGCCCGAGTTCCAGTTCACCTGGAGGTTGCCGGACGAGGTTGTCTGATCGGAATCGAACACGCCGTACCCGATGAGTGCTCGTGTGGCGTCCGTTCCGTTCGTGCGGTCGTAGATGTGCACATTGCGTGCAGTGATCGACGAGGACGGCCACGACGGACTGTTCGCGGCGATGGTGAGCTTGTTGGTCGCTGCGTCGTAGGACACGACGACACCAGTCAACTGCACTCCGCCTGCGGTGTACCCACTGCCCGATGCCTCATTGGTGATGTCGCTCTTGTATCGGTGCGCATCCTGATCAGGAGTGTGAGCTGACGTTGTGAGCATCGCATACAGGTTCGTCGCACCCGACACAATCGACACCTCCTTCGCGAACAAAGACTGAGAGAGTTTGCCGTACAGCTTGATCTGGGTAGTTGCCATGAGGGCTCCTTAGATGGTGACTTGCGAGTCAGTGATGATGAAAAGAGTTGCGGGATCGGGGTTGTCGAGGTCGTCGTACTCGTTCTGCGTGAGGGCCTGGATTCGGGTCACTCCCCCGCCGTCGCGCACAAACCCCAACGCGCCCGGTTCGGGTGGTGGGGTGCCGGCGTCGATCAACGGCCACAAACGGAAAGTCCCCGACTCAGCGGGGACTTCAATGGGGTAAAACTCGTGTGTTGGGTTGTATCTCGACCATCGGATCCCCACCCAATACGGGCCAGGATCCAACACCGGAGTCGTAAACAATCCAGTAGTTGGGTTCACAGGGACGGTGGTGCGTGCGGGTCCGAGGATCGCATCATGCGCCACACTGTCGCGGATGTCGCGGACAGTGAACACAATCTCCGCACCAACACCCAACTTCGCACCATCAGTCAACCGATCAGAAATAACAGGCATCGCTTCTCCTCATCATCCGACCGCCGGGGGCGTACCAGGATCGACAGTGCCCGGGTTCTCCACCTCGGACGAATGCTTCAACACACTCAAACCGGACCACTGCGAACCGCCGTAAAACCAGCGCCAGCGACCCGAAAACAAATCCACCCGAACCGTGTAACCAGCCCCCGGAGTCGTGAAGAACACGTTGCCCATCAACGTCACTTCGCCATCTCCACCATTGTTAGAGATAGCAACCATGTCCATCGAACGCCGGTAATACTCAGAACCGTTCGGAGCCTTCACAACGATGTCCAGATACACCTTCGCGGAACCAGTGAAACCCGTACTACGGGAACGGGTCTGCGCGAGAACCTGCCACAAACCCTTCGAGTCCAGGCGTTGAACTTTCTTGTTCGCCAGCGCTGGATCCGACACCGACGTCACACCGACACTCGGGCCGACCTGCCGATCAAACGACATCGTCCGCATCCCCGGATCATCCTGATCAATCGTGATGAACAAATTCTGGGACGCAACCCACGAGCCGTAACCGATGATGCCCTCAAGCACCTGCGCCCGGTTCTGTAGATCAAAGATGTAGGCGGCGTCTTGCATCGCTTTGTCGCTGATTGACTTCAACGGTCCGGGCCCGAAACCGCCGCCACCGAGGAACGCGTTCGCGATGTCGCCGAGCAGTTGGCCGATGTTCGCGAAGCCGGCGAAAATGTTGCTGAACCAGTTGTTTTTGAACGTCGAGACAATGTCTTGATCCCGAGGCTTACCGGGAGGCAACTTCTCCATCAGCAATCACCCCGCTCAGATCGACATCGACGCTCACGCCTCTGCACACGCACCAACACAACCGTCAAAATCAACACCGAAACCGCGCACCCCGCATACAAAACAATGCGGATCACATCACGCCCCGGATACAGCGAGTTCGACATCGACGACGCAGCGACCTGAATCAACACCAGGCACGTCAACACCTTCTCGGGCAACAACACCCGACCAACCTCGTTCGTCCACCACTTCGACCGAAACGCATAGATCAAAGTGAACGTGCACCACACCACCGTCAGCGCAACCAACAGCCAGTTACCGACTTCTCTGAGCATCATCGCCCTTCCATACTCAGCCGGAACAACTCACCGAAGTGGTTGCGCACCATCTGATCCTGAACACGCTGCCCGCGACGCTCGTGGTCCGGGCGGGCACGACGAGACGCCGCCAACCGCTTATCCACTTCTTCGTCCAGCAACCGTGCCTCGGTGACTGTTTCGTTCTCGGCGCGTTGACGCCGACGCCACCTCACGGCGCCCCCTGGGCTGACTCTTTCCGCCACTCCTCAAGCAGCCGCACCGACAACTCGGACGTAGCCGATAGCTTCGCGATGGTCTTGGCGTCCTCACCGTTCAGCGTCAACGCCTTGTCCAACGCCGACCGGAGATACGTGTTCGCCTCGCGCTCAGCATCCAACTGCTCACGATGATGAGCGCCGACGACGAGGACACCTCTCGCGATCATAAGGAAGACACCGACGACGAACCCGACGACGACACCACCCTCAATGGGGAGCGCGGAAAAGAACTCCCCCATCACCCTTGCTTGCGGTGTCGGCCGACGTACTCGTCGAGTTCCGAAGCCTGCTGCGGAGTGATCGCATTCGGCACCAACCACGCCGACACCGCAAACACACCCTGAATGCTGATCGCCAACACCACCTGCGCAGTACCCGAGATCGGCAACCCGACCAACAGCACCAGCACGTTAGCGAGCAGGCCAACGACGTTCGCGATCGTCTTGCGGTTCTGCTTCACGAACGGAATGTTCTGCACATAGGACTTGGCGAAGCCATCCAACCCGAAGTCTGCGGTCATCACTTGCCTGCTTTGATTGCCGCGGTGAGAGCGTCGATGCTCTCCTTCAGTCCGTCGATCTTGCCGACGATGTACGCGCCGTCTGCGGCATCCAGGACCGCGGCGCCACCGTGCGGGTACGACTCGGGATCAACCTGCCCTTCCGGCAAAGTGCGCGATCGGACAACACCGTTGATCCGTTCAGCCGCAGTCAGAATCGTCTTCTGCTGATCATCGTTGAGAGCCATGAGAAAACCTCCGGGGGTAGCAGGCGCAGCAGGTGCGCCATTGATTCGAGCCTGAATGTCTGCGCGGAACTTGTTCATATCCATCCCGCCGGGATCCCACTTGCCCTGCGCCGCACCAGCCCACTCCTTATGTCCGATCGCATGCGAAGCAGGCTGACCGACCTTCCGGAGGATCGCAGCGCAGCACCGCACATACGCGTCGTACTGCGCGGGCGACCAGCCCTCGGTGCCGTTGTTCTCCGCCTCGATACCGATGGTGCGTTCATTCGCGCCGTTCGTCGGTAGGCCCGGGTACGATCCGCTGCCGGCATGCCATGCGACACCCACACCGACGACAGTGGCGACACCATCTCGGGACAGGTGAATCTGCGAGCACAAGCCGAGGCTCGGATGGTTCGCGATGTAGCCGGGGTTGTTGCCGGGCGGGTTGTTGCCGGTGTGGTGTGCGACGACACCCCAAATGGTTTCCATGTCGCCGTGTCCGCGGTCTTTCCAGCCGGGGTATTCGACGACTTTGATTCCCTCGGCGCGCAAGACATCTGCGAGCCAGACGGGATCTCCTGTCCAGGTCATGTGTTTCTCCTAGGTTGAGTTGGCGATAGCGCGGATGCTGCCGAAGATCGTTTGGACCTTCTTCAAGACGCGCTCCCAGCCATCGCCGACAGTGATGGCGTCACCGAACGTGGTGACGGTCCGCATGCGGCCGTCTTCCTGCTCGGTGATCTTCACGTTCGACACGTGCTTCTCGATCACGACACCGTCATCCCAAACGGTCATGATGTCGCCGACCTTGTAGCGGCGCTCGAAGTGAACTTCCACGCCGTCGATCACTTCTACGTCTTCTCCGAACGTGAAGCCGCGGCCATCCGCGCCGCCCTCGACGACCGTCAACCGGATCGCCTCGGAACCGGAATGCGCCTTCAACGCGGCCTGTCCGACAGCGAACCCATCCAGCGACCACGCGGACGTGTTGTCGCCGAACGCTTCACCGCGACCCATCGGGCCGAGTTCCGCTTCAAGTTCCGGATCCCAGAACTGTTGGAACGCGAAGAACACATCATCGAACAGGTCGCCGATGATGTTGCCCAAACCGAGTCCAGGGAGGATCGCGTTCAAGATCAACTGCAACGCGAAGTTCGCACCCCACTCGATGACCTGATTCAGGATCTCGGGAGCCTTACCGCCGATCACCACACGTGTTGCGTCCGCAGTCTTTTCGACCCGTTCGATCCATGCGATCTGATCGCCGTCAGTGCGCCACTGATGCTCACGCCGATCCCGCTTAGCGTGCGTGTTGAACACGAAGCCGGGGTTCTGCAGCTTCCCCCACTCGGACGGATTCGTGAGGCCGAGGATGTTTCCGGGGTTGGTGAAGTTCAGGAAGTTGTCGGACGTGTAGTCCATGACGGATTGCAGCATCGAAAGGGTGTGAGTGTTGAACACGTGCGGGGACGGCAACCCATCGGCCGGCGTCCACAAGCTGATGGACAAACCGATCTCGTGCGTCTCCACGGTCTGCTTGAACAGTTCGTCGAGTTGGGTGAAGCGCGCTGACAACACCACCATGTCGTCGGGTGACTCGTGCACGATGTTCAGCAAGTCATCCAACGTGTCGATGTCGTCGAGGTCAGGCAGCTCGGGGGACGTTTTGCGGATCGGTAGAGCAGCCACGACAGGCGATCGGAGTCGTGTCATCACCTTCGACACAAACTTCTTGCACACCTGATCGGGTGGCCCCCAGTCAACGTCCTGCTTGCCGGTGATGTTCAACTGGAACTCTGGTGGTGTCGTGTTGTTCACCCACGCCAACGCCCGCAACAGCTTGAACAAGTTCGAAACGCAGGTCAGCTTGATCGTCAACCTGCCAGGCGGTCCCGCGACTTGAGCCTCCATAACCCGCCCATCCCACGGGATTCCATTGTGGCTGGTGCGGATGTGAATGACTTTCCGCCGCGGATGCGACAAATACGACGCCATCGGATGATCGCCACGAATGTAGATTTCCGCGGTGGTGGGGATCGCCCAATCCCACTCGAAAGTGGTTCCCGCCATGTACGCGCCGAGAGGCCGCCATGACATGGCATCTGGTGAACCGACCTCGATCCGGAAACCTTTGACCTCGGTGGTGTTGGGGCGCGGGTATCCGGGGAGGGCGACAGTCATCTAGAAGCCCTCCCTGAATAGTTGCGGCAGCGTCACTTTCACCGAGGTGTTGGTGTTGGTGCCGGTTCCTTGGATCGTGATGGGGACGGCGATTGGGCCGGCTGGGTTTCCGGGGATCTGCTTGTACCAGGCGCGAGCGATCCACGACCGATCGTTGCCGGCGCCGTCTTTGATGGAGAACCAGTTCGGGTCGGTGTTGATGGTCCACACGTCGCCGGCTGCGATGGTGGGCAGTGGGACGAGTTCGCCAGCCCAGCCGATCTTCGGCAGCGTGATGGGGCCGGTGATGACGATGTGCGGCCACACCGGCTCATCCGACTCCGATTCGATAGCGGCTGTTGCGAAGTCCGCGGCCTTGAATGTCTTGACGGCAGGTCGCTTGCGCCACCACGTCTCGTCCGACCGAAGTGTTGCCGGGTCGTTGAGCTGAACCCCAGCATCCTTCAGTAGGCGTATGTCCATCGGCCCGAACTTCGTCGACAACCTCACGTACTGGAATTTCTCGCCACCAGTTTCGGTGATCGACCAGAAGGTGTGTATTTCTTTGCCACGGCCCAATGAGTGCCGCCACAGCTTCCCGAGCCGCAACGCGTCAGCCTTCGGGACAGGTCCGACCTTGCAGTCCAACCCGATGAAGTTCGGCATGTCATTGCGGGCAACCCACGACACCCCAGCCTGACCCACATTCTTCTGGTCATCGTGCGTGAACTCGGCGCCCTCAGTACCCGTCGGTTCCGTACGAAACGAGACGGGACAGGCAGGATCGTTGAAATCCCAGACTGTCCCGTCTGCGCATTCGAGGACATATCGCCTACTCATATGCCGCCCTTCAGGATGTTGATGTTCGCCATGCCCGAGTCGCGGTCGACGTTCACCTCAGCTCGGATCGGCTCACGGTTCTTGATCGCCAACAGGATCTGTTCGAGGACCGGCTGAATTTCCTTGGTCGCGTTCTCGAACCCCTTCTCCAACTGGGAGGAAGAGTTGCTGCCCGTGTCGAATTGGCCGGTGAACTTACCGTCCGCATCGAAGCCACTGGCGAGCGCGAATGCTGCACCAACACCGAACGCCGCAGCGTTATACGCAGCAGCACGACGACCATTCGCCGTCGTCGGCACCTTCAACCCCGGCTTCTCCCCCACATAGCCACCGAACCCTGTGAGTCCGCCGTCAGCCATCGGCACCAACTCGTAACCGAACCGGCGTGCAGTCTCCCGAGTGATTGCGACTGAACGGGTGCGCTTCGACGGGGCGTGCGGAATGTAGGACTCTCCGCCTGTTCCCTTCTCCGCGAACCGAATCAAATCCGCACCATCGCTGTAGAGGCCGGCTTGGTCGGGGAGGTTCATTCCGCCGTTCTCGAACACCTTGAACCCGCCAGACCAGATCAGGTTCGGATCCTTCCCAGCAGCATCCGATGTACCACCAGCCGGCGCCGACGACGGAGCCGACTCAGGCGCCGAATACGACGATGACGATGTTCCGGGCCAGTTGGTGACGAACACCCTCTGCCCATCCGTCGCCAACGCATCGCCACTGTCAGTAGTGCCAACAGTCATCTGACCGTTGCCGCGAGCATTCGACGCCGCGATGATCTCGTCCGCCTCAGCAGCCTTCACCGCATAATTCGAACCATCCGCAGTGCCCGACTGCTGCACCTTCTGCGCCGCCTCAGCTTCCGACATGCTGTTGTAGTCGAAGTCGTCGAGCTTGTCGTAAAACATGCCCGCCGCACGAGTCGGATCCTTCCGGTCCTCCAACGTGCCCCAACCACCGTTATCGCGCTGCTGCATGATGCCGGCGTTATCGCCATCCATGCCGTGGTCGAGGTTCTGCAAATCGGTTTCAGCGAGGGCGGTCATGACCGCGGCCTTGATGCCCTTATCGCTGATTCCGCGGCGCTTACCTTCCGCGATCACCTGATCGGCGATCTTCTCCCGCTCCGTCCGAGTATCCGGAGCAGCAGGAGCCGCATCCTTACCAGCACCCGACGGCGCACCCAACGGTTCCTTCGACGCCGCATGCACATGGTTCTCGTGCTGCTGCATCGTCGCCGCACCATAGAACGACGGATCGACGATCTTCCCGTCCTTGATGTTCCGAGTGAACCGCGGATCCGAGTAAATCAACTCCGCCAACTGCGACTGGTAGTTGTCGGCGAGGTAGTTCGCCCACGCCAACTGCTCATCGGTGTTTCCTGAGCCGTTGGAGTAGTCGACTGCCTTACCTTGGCCGTGGTAGTCGTTGGTGTCCCGATAGGACGAGGTGAGTTGCAGTCCTGGTGCGTGTTGGGATGCGATGCCGGTGAACGACTCGACGACACCACCGTCAGCCATCTTGATGGCGTCAGGTCGAACAAGCCCGAATCCGAAGCGGCGAGCCACATCCTGCAAGATCGCCTCCGAGCGTTTCCGCTTCGACGGCGCCCCCGGAATATAGGCTTCCCACTGCGTTTCACCTTCCGCGTACTGCACCGGCCCGAGCGGGGACTTCGTGTAGATGCCCTGCCCCGACCCTTGCTGAATGTGAGCGGTGTCGATCATCCCGTCCGCACGCGAACGAACACTGCCATCAGCCTGTGTGACTCCGAAGTAGTCCTGCGCACGCTGCGCCGACCATGCCGGGGCAGTCGAGTTCACATCCGCGATGCGCTGAAGCTGCATTTGGACAACAACTTCACGATGCCCATTCCGCATCAGCCAGTCTTCAAGAGCCCGCGTGGCTTCTTTAGTCTCGGCGTAAACCTCGACTTCACCGTCCGGAAGTTCCCTCGTCTTGATTCCCAACGATTCCAGATGCGCCATCGACTCGTCGGTCAATGCCTCGGTCGTGATGATCTTGCTGTCCGGAGTAGCTTCGATCTTTCCTTTCAACACGTCCAACTCGTACTTGGCTTCGGGCATACCAGGTTGCTCGATCGTGGTCCTCGCAAACTCGGGTGTCAGCCCAAGCGTCGCAAGGTAATCGACAGCCGCCTGATTGGACATGCCCGTCGCCATGACCTGCCCGAGAAGGGCGTCATAGTTTTCGTTGTACTGCCCAGTCAAAGCCTCGACCGTGTTACCCGCTTCCATACCCGTTCGGATCTGATTGCTGAGCGCATCGGCCATACCTCTCAGGCCGTCGTCCATCTTGACCTGAGCCTCATTGTTGCGATCGATCGAACCAGTCCAGTTCTCAATCTTGATCGCAGCACCATCAGCACCAACACCGATATCAGCGATCGCCTTGTTGACCTTCGCCGACTCGTCGTTGAACGCCGCCGACAGTTTCATATCCCCGGCGAACTCGTTGAAACGGTTCTGAGCTTGATCGACAGCAGGCACCAACGTGTTATCCACGAAATCGGCGCCCTGATTCAGGCCATTCTTGATGCCCTCACCAGTCTTCTCGGCAGCGTCAGCCATCCCATTCAGCTTGTCCGACAGGCCACCAACACCAGCATCGAAACCAGGAATGACCAGGCCAATGACGAAGGAAAGCTTGTCGAGGCCGCCGACCATGTCAGCGAGGGACCGCAAGATGCTGACCGACATGTCCGCGCCGGCACCCGCAAATTCGGCGAGCCCACGCATACCATCAGCAACGAACCCGAGCACAGCCTTCGCGCCCTCGAATGCACCATTGCCGACGTCGATGAAGAACTGGATCACACCGGCGCGGTTATTCGAGATGTTGTCGGCAAACTCCTTGATGTACGGGCCGAATGCCTGCGCGAGAGCAGCTTTCATGCCATCGCCAGCAAGTTCGATGGACCGCATCGCGCCTTCAACGGATGTCGAGGCGTTGCCGCCCATCACGTTGATCGCACGCCACGCCGCACCCTCGTAGTCGTTCATCGACTGGATGGCGGTATCAAGATCCATCGCGAACAGGGCTTCGCCAAGATCCTCTGCCTTCGTCCCGAATAGGGCCGTTGCAATTGCTGCGCGTTCCTGCTCATCGCCGACTCCGCGAAGTTTGTCCAAGACCTGCCCCAACGCTTCACGTGCACCCTCGCCGCCGCCTGCGATCTTCTTTCCCATTTCTTCGGCGTTGAATCCTAAGGTCCCGAATCCTTCGGCCATCTTGGCATTGTTCGAAATCAAATCCTGCTGGCTCAGCGCTACACCGTCCTGCTCATAAGCAAGATCCGCAAACGCTTTTGCGCTCAACTCGCTGCCATCGATGGCGCGAATACTGAACTCTTTCAACGCATCCGCAGCAGTGTCCGTGTCTCTTGCACCAGCTTTAACGGCCTGGGACATCAGGCCGATCGAATCAGCTCCGGTTAAACCAAGCTTACGAAACTGTGTTCCGTATTCAACAACCGTGTCGAGGAAGTCTTCGGAGTTGTTCAGCCCAAGCTGAGTTGCTTTTGTGAAAAGATCAAACGCGTCTTGTGCATCGACCGCAAACCCAGTCTTGAGTGCTTGCCCTGCGGCGCGAGCGACAGCCGGTATTTCTTCCTCCATAATCATGGACACGCCGTCGAGACTGTTGATCATCTTCTCGGCGTCACGTTGTGTTGCGGCTGGATCCAGGAGACCGTTGCGCAATGCGAATTTCGCTGTGTCCAGGTTGCCTTCGACGGACTCACCGAAAGCGTCTGCGTAGGACTCGCCCGCGGCGAGACCGAACTTCCGCGCCTGTCCCTCCGTGACACCAGTGCGCGCCTGAAACAGATCCTGCGTCTTCTCCTGCTCCATGCCCTCTTTGATGGCCGCAGCGAGCGCAGCACCAGCCGTCAAACCGATGACAGCGACACCAAGCAGCGAACCAGCGATAGGGCCAGTCGATGACGCGAGGTTGCCGATCGTGTCAGTGAAACCGGACAGGAAGTTGCCGCCAGCCTGATCACCGGCACCAGCGCCGCCGTCACCAGCCTGCCGATACAGGTCATCCAGGTCACCCTGAGCGGCCTGCAAATCCTCCCGAAGCCGGTTACCCAGTTCGATATCGTTCAGCGCACCAGCAGCTTGCCGTGCGCCGGCACGGATTTCGTCGATCCCACGTGCAGCGTCGCGGGCCTCGTTCAGGAGGCGGTCGTTCATGACGATGTCGTCGACTGACTGGTCGGCGCGTTGCGCGTTGCGTTCCAACTCTTGGATGCGTTGCGCGGCTTGCTGCGCCTGACGATCCAACTGCCGATTGATCTCCACAGCTTGCGCTGCTTCACCTGCGCGGGCAGCTGCGCGGGTGATGTCCTGGAAGCCGTTGCTGATCCGTTGTGTGGATTGCCGTGACTGCTGCTCGGATCGTTGGGTTCCCTGGATGAAGCGGGAATCGTCCAATGTCAGTCGGGCTACCAACTCCCCTACATCAAGCAATGGTCAGCCCTCCAGTGTTCAGGTTTTCGGTTTGATCGTGGCGAGGAACTCGGTGGCCTTTTCGAGGTCGACGAGTTTGCCGAGTTGCGCTAGCGCCCAGTGCGCTTCGCCCATATCGGCAGTGAAGCCGTAGTGGATGATCGCGGTGCGCCCGGCGTGGAAGATCATGGGCCAGGGCAGGTCGTCGGCGACCATCTCGTCGTAGACGCCGCCCGACCATTCTTCGGTTTCCGGATCGATCTCGGCGCCGAGGATTTTCAGCGCCTCGAACACCTGCTCTACCGGCGGTACACCTTCCGCGATGACCTGCTTCCGTAGCCGTGCAGCCTCGGGTGCACCAGGCGCCGGCACGGTGTACGTCTTCCCGCGGATCGGTAACTTCAGATCCGGGTCGAAGAAAGTATCCAAATCCTTGTAGGCCATCAGACTGCTTTCGGGTGTAGGGCGTCCCAGAGGTTGGTGCCGGGGGTGGATGCGTAGTGGTCGATGCGCAGTTTCAGCCACCGCCACGTGCGGGCGTTGAGGAGGCCGGATTCGATGTCGTGTCCGTTCGCGTCGAGGTCGAGTTCGATTGCGTGCCAGTGGTTGAGGACATCAGTCCACGGCCGATCTACGGTCTCGTCGACCTGTGTTTTGCCGGGTGTCGGGTTGTACCAGTCGCGGACGCCGGTTACTTCGTCGTACGGGCCGCCGCCAGGATCATCCGGTCCGTAGGTTCCCGGGGCTGAAAGATCTTGCGGGCTAGGGTCGCCCCCACTCTCGATTGGTTCGGGGGTGGGGGCAGGGGATTTCCCGCCAAGACGCCACCAGCCGACTCCCACACCTGTTGCGCCCGCTCAGGCCTCAAAACAAAGGCCATCGCAACGCGACCAGCGAGAACGATCTTCGGCCACGAAACACCGGCGTCAACCATCTCCTGATAGGTGTCACCGAGCACGTACATGATCTCGGCGCGTTCCTGCTCATCATCCAGCCGAACTTCTGAGCTCAGCAACATCATGATGTGCAGGCCTTGCTCGGCACTGCATGAGACCCGGAACTCGCGCCCACCGATAGGCAGGGTGAGTTCCGGGTCCATGAGTTCTGCGAGGTCACGCATACAAGTGCAACCTTTCAGAAGGGGTGCTGGTTAGGCAGCGGCGATGGTGAGGGTGCCGCCGGTGAGGCCGGTGCCGTCGCCGGTCACGGTGCCGCCGGGGACGGTGATGACGTACTCGCCAGCCGAGCCGGTGACCGTGAAGTCGGCGGCCTTGTAGCCGTCGTCCAAGGCGACGAGAGCCGTCTTCACTGTGGCGTTCGTGGCGTTGAACGCGATGGTGTCGGTGGTCTGGCCGTTCCAGGTGAGGGTGAAGGTGCCTGCGGTGGCGCCACCGAGATCAACGTTGAACACCTGCGCGCCCGAAGGAACCAGAGGCTTCACGATATCGCGGGGCTTTCCACGACCCGACAGAGTGAAACTGAACTCCTGCAACGCATTCGTGTCACCCGCAGCGCTGTCCGTCCACTTGACGGTAGTCTCCGCCTCGTACGCGTCAGGCAGATCATCACGTCGGTAGATGCGAGCAGTGACGATGTTGGCGGTGCCGGTCTGGCGGCCCTTCTTGCGGAGGAAGTTCTGACCTGGATCGTCAACGAAGCCGGCGGTGTTTTCACCCTTGCGCTTGCCGCCGCCTTCGATGCGGAATGCGAGGCCGGTGACGATCTGCGACGCGAAACCTTCCGAGTCGATGTCGGAATCGTCCTGCTCGGAACCTTCGAAGATCGGGGAGACGGAGGACAAGCCGCGCACTCGGGTGGGTACGCCGTTGATGTCGACTTCGAGGATCCAGTCGCGTGCGAGTGTGGATGAAAGTGACTGTGTGGGTGCGGTCATGGTGTTGCTCCTGGGTTTGTGGTGATTGTGTACGAATCGGGGCGGGTGTAGCGGTTGCTGGCTTCCAATGCGGCAGGGCCGCGGATGTGGCGGCGGCAGGACAGAATGTTGACGCCCGCCCACACGGTGTTGCTGCGTTCGTGGAGGGTGTCGTCGATGGCGCGGAACACTGTGTCGGCCATGCGTTCAACTGCCCTCACGTCGAGGCCAGCAGCCCGGAAACGTATTTGGACGTAGTAGTCGGGGGTTGCTTCGTCCTTCGATCGGTCGTCGTTGTAGACGTTGATGAAGATCGCGTTGTCGGGTTTGTCTCGGAGTTGCCCGAAGAACACCACTGGCAGTGCGCCAGCTGGGTAGGTGGTGAGGTTCGGGTCCCAGCGTGCGAGTCCGAGGTTGGTGAGGTGTTGGGCGAGGGCTTCGAGGAGTTCGACGGTGTCCGGTGCCCGAACGAGTGTCATCCCGCACCGCCACTCTGTTCCCACGCAAGAAACTCAGGAGCCTTGAGGACAGTGTCAAATGCTTGATCACCGCATCGCTTACAGGTGTACATATGGTGAAACGATTTGGCGTCACTTGTGACCGCTGTGCATACGCGCTCGAAGTGCTCACATGCGGTCATCCGAGTTGCCTCCGTATCGCTTCAGCGAGGATCTGCCCGACAACTTCCCTCGTTGCGATGCACGCGTTCTCGAGGTACTTCGCCTCACCATCCTGATGGTGATAACCGAGTTCCTCGTGCTGCCTTATCGCATACGGTCCGTCGAAGCCGACAGCAGCTTCCAACCCCTCAGCCGCAGTCGCCGCAGTGTTCCGCAGATACCCGGTCTCTTTCGGTGCCCGTTCGATCGCTTCCTGCTTGATGACTTCAGCGGCAGCGTGCAAGCCGTCTGTGATGGCGGAGCGGACTGGCTCGATCGGAAAATTCAGGGCAGTACTCATGCAGCGATCACCTCGTCCAGGTGCTCAGCGAGAGCGTCCACTGCATCTGCCACCAACAAGAGATCGCAGGGAACCATGAGCGCCTCTGTGATGACACCTACCGTCATCCGGATGCCAATCTCAGCGACATCCAAAGCGGCCACACGCTGCTCGTAGGTCATCGCTCGCAGTGCCTCAACTTCGGTCATGCCACGCTCCTAGGTCAGATCCACGCTGTAGAAGTTGGGGGTCAAACCGTTGCCGTCGTCATGGCGTTGCTCCGCCAACACCACAGCCGTGCGTCCACCGAACTCGGGTGGAAACGTCACCAGCGAGCCGACAGGAATCAGTGCAGTGTTGACATGCATGCTCACGCGGGCCTCCGAGATGACCTCGGAACCATCAGCAGCCTTCACGAGTTTGCGTTTGGTGGTGATCTTCCCGAGCACAGTCACAGCCGGATCGAACGCCGGCTCGTACGGGCCTTCGCCCGCATGCCGCTGCACCGAAACCGGCCACACAAACCACGCCTTCGCGATCTGATCAGCCACGCTCATGACGATTGCACCGCCGACGACGCCAACCCCGCCAACCGCAAAATCCGCAACGCACCAGGCGCCAAAAACTTGAGCGCATTCATCCGATCCGGAGCCGTCAAATACGTGTCATACGACAACGACGCACCATCAATCGCTGTCGTCGTCAACCGCGGCTCCTGACCGCCGGCACCCTTGATCGGATCATCACCCGACGCCAACCACGCATGCACTTGCGCGCACGTCGCTTCCTGCATCGCCTCAGACAGATCATCGTCCGAGGGTTTCCCGTTCGGGAGGGTGTCGTAGATGTCGCACTGGCATGCAGTTCCGACAAGGCCGGATGCTTCCCGCAGCATTGCAGTCAACTTCGCGGGGGCAGGTTCAGGGGTTTCCCCCATCCAGGTTTCCAGCTGATCGGCGGTCGCATAGACGAGCACGGTTACTCCTTCTCCAAGCCGATGACCGTCTTGACGGTCGCGACATCGGCCCCAGCCGAGAACAGGGAACCGGACGCGTCGCGCCGCAACTGCTCCACGATGATGCAATCCGGAAAGATCTGGACACGGCGTGTACCCGAAATGGGGATGCCGAGGTGTTCAAGTGCGGCCATCAAGTCCCGTCGCTTGAACGTGGTGGGTAGATCAGACACGGATTCTCCTCGGGGTGTTGATGGTTGGCGCGCAGACCATCTCGGTCATACCGAGATGTTTATACGCTGCTGCAAGGGGGAAAGGAACCCGGCGGTGAACCCCTCAAGCGGTCTTAACGTGGGTCTATGAGCCGTTGCCGGGCACGTAGAAACGCACCAACCACCAAGCATTTGGTCCCACCAGCCCCGAGCCGCACAGGAAGGCGACCCGGGGGTGGGCATCAGGTGCTACTCGCTCAAACCACCAACAGCGTCAGTGGTTTCGGGTTTCGCCTTGGCCGATGGCCGCTTGGCGACAGGCTTCTCGTTGACCTGAAGTTCACGCACCGCCTCAGCCAACTGGTTCAGCTTGATCGTGAACCCAGCCTCACCACGAACGAACTCCGGTACCTCGATCACGGCGTCACATCCAATACCAGCTTGACGGCACGCTTCAGCGACTTCGTGGAAGCCGGATCGTCGTAGTCGTCGGGATCGGTCACGACGCTGATTCCGAAGAACGTGTCGAAGATCGAGCGGTTAACCATGTGCGTGGAGTCGTAGTCACGAATCCAGCGCAATGCGATGCCGGCGTACGAACCGGACGCGGTATCGACACCACCCAGAGGAGTGGCGGGGACGCGGTACACCGACTGGAAAGCGGTCTTGTGGAACGCGAACGCCTCGTTGGGGTCGATGCTGTTGCACACCACGATCGGGAAGCCGGCGATGTTGCCGATGGTCGCGTTCCGGAGGGCGTTCGAGTCACCGGACTGGTCGAACTTCTTGAACTGGTCGGACTTGAGGATCGACGCTTCCACGTTCGTGCCAACAAGAAACACTCGATCAGCCTGCGGAACGTGGTAGTCGTTGAGCACACGGCGTGCGTCAACAGCAGCCTCGTAGAACTTGCCCTCCGCGATCTCCAGGACCGAACTCGTGGGGTACGCGGCCCCACGAATGGTGGTGGCGATCTTGTCCTCGACGCGCTCCGCGACAGAACGAGTCTGAGGCAGGGTGACCTGCTCGGTGAACTGATCGATGTCGAGAGTCAACTCTTCGTCGGTCAGTTCGATCGCGTTGTACGGGTGGGTGTCAAGCTTCACGTCGACCTTGAACTCGTTCAGGTCGGAGATCTCGATTGCCGCGGTCTTGTTGCGCCACGGCTTGTCCTTCGCGACCGTGCGACCGGGGATGCGGATCGACACAGTGTCGTTCTTCGGGGACCGGCTGGAAAAGTGCCGCGACGCATCAGAGGCGATGATGCCCGGAAGAACAACGTCGCGTTCGAGGACGCCGAGACCGGCAGAGAGGATCTGCTCGGCCTTGAGAATAGTGTTTGCCATGAGGTGTGCTCCTGGTTAGTAGATTTGGATGCCCGGTTTGCGGGTGGCGACGCGTTCGGCGAGTTTCTTGGGGTCCATCTCGTCGGTGTTCGCGGTTCCGCCGGTTGCCTGCCTGCCGGATCGGCCGGCGGGTGCGGCGGTTTTGATGCGTTCGGAGAGTGCTTTCGCTTTGGCGTCGAACTTGTCGGCTGGGGTGCCTTCGAGGAAGTCGAGGTCTTCGTCGGAGAGCCCGTATTTGCGGGCTGCTCGTTCGCGGGCTGCTTCGGCGCGTGCGGCTTCGGCGTCGGCTTTGGCGTCGGCGGCTTCCTTCGCTGCCTTTTCCTCGGCGGTCCGGTTCTTGGCCTTGATCTTTTCGAGTTCTTCAGCGGCTTTAGCGTTTTCCTTCGCCCGCGCCTCGTGCTTGCGTGCTTCCTTCTTCCAGTCGGTGGTTTCCTCGGCGGTGGTGGACTGTGCAGTCTCGGTTGCCGTGGTGTCCGTTGCCTGGGAGGTGTCGGTCGCGGTGGTGGCGGCGTCGGTGGTTTCGCTGGTTGCCTGTTCGTCGGCCATGCTGTTCTCTCCTTGTGCCATGCGGCATTGGCCCCGGTTGCCGTGCGGCTGGGGGCTATTGGGTTACTGCGATTCCGCCATGCGGCGGGAAACTCTGGGGATCTATCAGCGTGTATTGGGAAAACCCGATAGATCAGCGGTTAAGCAATGACAGATTCGAGAGTGTTCAAGCTCTCCAGGAACGACTCGTCAGACAGAAGGCCTCGTCGAACCTTTTCGACGTGAGGGATGCACGAGACGCGAACCTCGTCGCAGAACGGGCGATGGAAGGCCCCGACCTCGACACGTTCGACGTTCCACTCGACCTCTTCGGTTGAGAGAACAGACAGCGACAAGTGCCCGCCCCTACTCAACACCGCGGCCAGTGGATGTTCCGCAGGTATCGAAAACCCCTTGTCGAACACTGCAATGCAGTGACCGAGATGCTTCCGATTCCAGTCCCACACTCGGATCACGACAGGTTCGTTCGACATTGGGAAATTCCTTTCAGGGGAACGCGGTAGTTGATGACTTATGAGCCGGTAGGCATAGAACTTCAGAAGTTCCGGAACATTCGATCGCCAACCCACAACATGGTTGCGGCAGCGGTTACAGCGATGGCACCAGGCACTATGAGCAGTAGCCACAAGGGATCCATCAGTTACTCCTAGGGTTAGCGTGCGCCGAGGCGTTCGCGGTTAGGCCGGCGTTTCAGGTCGTGTTGCGCGGTGTGAGCTGCGATCGCGGCCTGCTGCTGCTTCAACCGGGCAACCAACTCGCGTTTGCGTTGCGGGGTGACTGCCACGGCCTGCTGCTTACGGGTGTCACGGATAGCGCGTTCCATCGCCCGCTGCTTCTGCGACGCCGCATACCCTTCCGGATCCGGCCTCGTCTCGAACGTCCGCGAAGCTCCCGGCACATAGCCCGTTACGGCGTGTCCGCAGTTCTGATGACCAAATCCGGCAGATGTCGCTTCACGCATCGTCGCCTTGATCTTCACCTTCACTGCTTTGCCGCCAGTTGCGTTCTGGCGGATCACTGTGCCGGTTTCACCGTCCAACGAGAGGATCTGACCTTCGAATGGCTGGCACACAGGAGCCGGGTTCGAGTGGCTGGATACGACAACCAGGTTGTGGCCTCGTTCGAGTAGGCGATCCGCGTGTCCTTGGCGGAGTTCTTGGTTGACGATGGTCCGGGATTTCATCTCGATGTAGGAGGCGAGGGACCAGTTGCGGCCGGCAGCGTCTTTGAAGCCGGTGACGCCACGTTTGGTGAGGATGTCGAGGGCTTGCTGTGCCGCATCCAGGCGTGTACCCGATCGGACACCCGATGACCTCGCGATGATCTGCGTTGTCACCTGTGAATGCAACTCCCCCGCGGCACCCGGAATCCGAGCAGTCACCTGCGACAAAACCTGCTGCCCCGCGAAGATCGCGGCCCGAGTCTTCCGATCCCGAGCAGGTGTCACAGGCGGAACCGGCGGGGCTTTCGGTAACGCCTTCAAGTCCTCGTCCGCAGCCTCCCGGCCACGCTCAGCAGCACCAGCAACCGCACCCTCAACCAACGCTGGCATCTGGGATTGCAACTGCAACGCCAACAACTGCGCCTGCTGCCGAAACCGCAACATCTCCGCCGGCTGCCGCGCTTCCCACTCTGGTGTGTCGATGCCCGCCACAATCGCTTCGGCGAGCATCGCCATCAGAGCCAACTCGGCTTCGGTGTAAAGGTTGATCAACTCGTCGGGGAGGCCTGCTGCTTCAGACGGGTCGAGCGCCATCGCCTACCCCCTAGAAACCGCCTCCGAAGCCGCCTGATGGATCAGGAACCGCGCCAGCCTTATCGATCGCCGCGGCTTCCTCGTCGATCCACTTCTCGTCCTTGTCCTGATTCAGGTACGCGACCTTCGTCCTCGTGGACGCAGCATTCGACGTAGACCAATTCAAGACAGTCCGCGACTTCGCCTCATCAGATTCACGAGCGAACTCAGGCCACTCGATCTCCAACTCCTCAGACGGAGCAACACCTTTGAACTTAGCGGCATCGATGCGGAGGCAGATCGTCGCCAACGGAGCAAGAGCTGCACCCCAATAACGGGCCTTACCGTTGGTCGTGATGACCGTCCACTCCTTCTTCCCCTGCGCCTCAGTAGCCGTCTGAGCAACCTCATCCGACATACCAAACGACACAGGCGAATACCCGGTCTTGCGGAGCACTTCACGGATCAGCATCTCCGCGCCCTGATCATGCTGAAGGACACGGATCTCGGGCTGATGGAACTGGAGCATCGACATCGAGGTACCTGTCGAGCCGACACCAGTGCCGACTGCCTGAAACACTTCCCGATCCTCCGACAGCGCCAGGGACTGTCTGAATAACGGTGGATCCGGTCCTTGATTCAACACGCCGAGCTGAGCTTGGCGGGAAGGATCGACGATGACCGAAACACTTGATCCCATGGCAGAGACTGAGGTGGATCAGAAGC